TAATTATGATGGAACAATAAGAAAATCGTTTGGGATATCTGGAGATGGTAATTTTAATCAATATTTTGTTCAGCCGCCCGGTGAAAGGGCTGACAGGTTTTACCTTTTAGCCACTTCGGGCTCTTCGTTTTCGTTAAGCAATATTACTATTAAACCCGTCACCGAACCCTCCACCGATGGAATCATAATCGTCAACGCTAAAGGCGGGGCAACGGAGAACTGGACAACGAAGGAAAGCGGATTTGCGTTTAACGAAGCGAGTTACACTTATAAAGTCTTTACGGATTCTGTTGACAACGCCGAATCACTCTATGTCCTCGGTACGGATGCGGCACAGGAAGCCGCCGGGGTGCAGATGGTTACTCTGTATAATCGCGCCCTTGATAGTGACGATGTACTGGCTTTATTCACGAGCGGAATTGACGACGATGACAAATGGGGAGAGCAAACTACACCGACAGAGGGAGCGGTGCTGGCTCTTATGCCCGGAGGTGTCGGCGCATTGAGCTGGGCAGATTCATCCGATAATTCCCTCGATGCCAGTTATCCGGCAACAGGAGCTACTATCAGTGATGGCTATATAGACGGCGATCATTATATAGAGATCACCGACCCAAGCGGGGATGAAATAATCGGCACACTGGCGGAGATGTCGGGAGATACCGCAATTAAGATTGTATCCGGGTACGGCAGCTCAACTCAGAACTGGAGAAGCAAGGACACCGATTTCGATTACGAAGCAGTGGTGTTTTCGCATACAGTTTATGAATACGGAGACATCCTTTTTGAGGCGCAAGAAGGAGCGGATACTGCAGATCAAGTAACATTTACAGCCGCACCAAGTGACGGCGCAAGGATCACCTTTGACTTTACCGGCTATCTTAAATTGAGGGCACGGTTCGCAGAAGACAACATGACATATCAGACCTTTTATAATCGCCTCGTAAATGCGGGATTACAGATCAGAGGATTACTTAACGATGAGTAATGAATTATGAGAACTATACCAGCCGGAATATTAACAGAAATAGCAAAGTCCAACTGGACCGAGTTTACAGGTGTGGTCCTGACGATTGACAGCACCGATTACCTCTATACTGATGCGGATACCGCGGTAGTGATAGACGGTGACCGCTACGAGCCAAGAGGATTTGAGTTCCAGCCGATATCTTATAGCAAGGCGAATATTGTTTCCAGAGCGTCACTAAGGATGGAAAATGTTGACGAGATATTCACCGGGTTGTTTGTTGGCTCGACGGTGCAGGGATCGGATGTTTCCGTCAATAAGATAATACTTCCAGACGATCTTACGCCTCTTTCCGTTACTATTTTTGAAGGCACTATAGACGACTGGCATCTTGACGAATCCACTGTTGACATATCCATAGCGTCGGTATTGCAGAGATGGAGCCAGAAGACCTTGAGTAATTATTCTCCGTCCTGCCGTTGGAAGGTCTTCAAGGGGACAGAGTGTGCTTATGCCGGGGCGGCAACAACTTGCGATAGATCATATCAAAGATGTGTTGACCTTGGTAATCAGGCAAACTTTGGGGGATTCAGGTGGATACCAAGTATCCAGGATAAACCGATTTGGTGGGGGCAGAAGCCAGCGACGGATTAATTATGAAACTATCAACTATCAGCAGACAATTCATCGGCAAGAAATACGATCTGGGGAAATGTGACTGTTTCTCTATTGTCCGGGATTATCTCCAAATGAAGGGGACAGAGTTACCGGATAAATACGAAGGTTATGACATTTTCAATGACTATGCCGATCTATGGGAGAAGAATCCCAACAAGGCAAAGGATTTGATGATGCAATTCTTTGCTGAATATACGGATCAGATCCCGGCATTCAAGATGAAAGCGGGGGATATCCTTCACCTGAAATTGGGAGATGGTCATTTCTGTGGGATACACGGCGGGCATGGTCATGTGATAGGAGCTTCCCCGGATCGCGGCGTAACGATGTTCAAGATTGTTGATTACGAAATCCTGGGGGTGTATAGATGCCGTTCTTAGCAGGCACTGCTGTTGGGGCTTATATTGCAGCACACGCGGCTGCCATTTTCTTTACGGCGGCGTCGCTCTTTGTTGCGTACGCCATGCGCCCCGGGAAACCAAAGACAGGATCGGGAGCGCAGACAGACCCCGCACGCGGTATAAAACTGAATACCCGTGAAACATCGGCTCCCGTTACCGTGCTCTATGGCGAGAACAAGATCGGCGGAAACGATGTCTTCATCGAGACCGTCGGCACTGACAACGATGCCGTCTGGATTGTCCAGGGGATGGGAGAGGGAGAAATTGAGGGAGTACAGACCCTCTATCTCAACGACAAGTTATATACGGAGTACGGCTCTCTTGTTGATTACTGGGAACATCTTGGCACGTCTGATCAGACAGTTGATGCAAATCTCACAGCGGCTATTGCTAAATTCACCGACCCTATGAGGTATGCTGCATATCTCGTCTGGAAGTTACAATTCGATGCGGATTATTTTCAAGGCCTCCCGGAACGTCAAGTAATTGTCCGGGGTAGAAAGCTCTATGATTTCCGGGATGAATCCACAGCCTATTCAACGAACCATGTACTTGCTCTCTACGACTACATGACCAATACCCGTTACGGATTAGGGATTGCCGCCGCTAAGATAGATACCGACTCCTGGGAAGAGGTTGCAAATTATATTGATGCGAAGGGTTGGGAATTTCATTACGCGGTAACCGCCGACATGACCGCCCAGGATGTCATTGATACTATTCTTACACATTTCCGGGGGGAAATGGTGTGGTGGGATGGCAAATATTATTTGAGATACGCCGATCTGAATGAAGAAGCCATCGCCATGACTATCGACGACGAGCAGATAGCACAGGATGATGATGGGCGCGCGCTTGTTTCGATTTCTCAACCGTCTACATTTGGGACCGCCGATGGATACCGCGTCAAGTTTATAGACCCGGATAAAAATTATACAGAAGACAGTCTTATAGTTGGTGACGCCCTCGGAACCATCAAAGATTTTCAGCTGCACGGTTGCAGAGATCGCGAGACCGCGGGCATACTCGGAACCTATTATCTGGAGAGAGAGCAATTATCCAGAACAATCAGCGGTACATTTCGTGATGACTGCCTGCAACTGGAACCGCATGATCTCGTAACTTTTACCTCGTCGGCATTATCAATCTCAGAACAGACCATGAGAGTGACACAAGCGGATATTCGCCCCGATGGATTGATTGATCTTGTCCTCGAATATGAGGATGAAGATTTATATGACGATGAGTACAATATTACCGCAGATGATGTATATACCTGCACCCTCCCGGACCCCGCAAGCGAGCCTCCCAGCGTGGGAAATGTGCAGGTTAGCGAAGAGCAATACAATTACAGGCTGAGAACATTTACCCGGATGAACATCACGTTCGATGCCCCGGCAAATTATCCGTGGTATTCCCATTGCGAAGTATGGCGATCCTTCGATAATGTGACGTATGAATATCTCTATAACGTAAATACCGACTTTGCTGTTGACCCTGTAGAAGAGGGGGTCACTTATTATATTCGATTGAAGGCTGTTTCGATCTGGGGGACAAAACAGCAGGACAATAACGATTACAAGATATCGCTTACGATTCAAGGCTATCAGACAGTCCCGGCTTCCCTTTCGAGCCTGAAAGCGGTTGTCAATGTAAATTCAGTTAATCTTCAGGCAACTAAAGTATCAGACCCTGATGTTGAGATATACGAATTCCGTCTTGGTTCGTCATGGAGCGGTTCGATATTCCTGTCTGCGCTAAGAGCTCCTAATCTTTCTTTGTACGGCGTCAAACCCGGCACTCATACCTTTTGGTGCAACACGTTATCGAACAATGGATTTTACGGCGCGACTCCACGGAGCGCAACAGTATATCTTACAGAGCCGCCTATCGGATGGAGTATCGATACTACGGAAACCTGCGATTATGCCGCAGTAGGCGAAGATCACGACAATACCGAACAGGTGGAATATACCGGTGACGATTACCTGAAATGCTCACATGGCGGAGGGGTATTAGTTGGCACATACACCAGTCCGATATACGATCTGGGTGCGGTGGGGGATTATCTTGTATATCTGGTAGCCGATATTGTCATTACGGGTGCTGGTACGGATTGGGATTCTATCGCTCCATCACCGACTACATGGGCAGATATAAGCGCTGAAACAAGTACCTGGGTTGAATTAATGGAATTGCCCACAGGTCCGCAGGTGTCAATGAAAATGTATTATGGGGATACATCCCCTCCGACAAGTGAAGTTGAACGGATGGAAGTCTTATCAACAGTAGTCTCGGGAAGATATTTTCAGATTGAGATTACAATAACCGACCCGCAGATAAATGTGAATGCGCTTGTGGAAAACTTTGCGCTTAATTTTGCAACGCAATAAAGGAGAATGAATTATGGCACAAGATTATACTACAGACCCATACAATTCAGCGCATGTTGTTGCTACAGACATGGGAGAAATAAATAATAACTTTGCCGCTCTCAAGTCCGCCTTTTCCGGCGCGACGACTCCTGCAAACACAGTGGCAGGACAATGGTGGTATGACACCACGGCGCATATTTTAAAAGTCCGTAATGAGGCGAATACTGCCTGGCTGTCTGTCTGGGATCTGGCAAACAACAAACCTGTCATAACTAATTTGTCTGCAGAAATAACAGGTGCTATGATAGCAGCAGCGATTAAAGACGCAGCGGCAGGAACAGCTTCTTTAAGAACGCTAGGCACGGGAGCAGCACAAGCGTGTGCGGGTAATGACTCGAGACTAAGCGATACAAGAACTCCGACAGATAACACAGTAGCAACGGCCAAAATCCAGAATTTAGCGGTGATAGAAGGCAAACTTGCCGCTTCTGCGGTAGCTCAGGCTAAGTTAAAAACATCGACAGGAAGTGTTAGCGTTTCGGTCTCTACTGAAAGTTCGGGATATACTGCTGCTATGCCTGGAGGAACCTACGGTTTTATGGAACAAGTGAAAACAAGTGGTGTAGGAGGTTTAAAATATTCGGGGCATGGTAATTCGGGATTAACAACGTCGTATGTAACAGCGAAAGCATATTTCGAAAATCCTGGGACGGGAAGTTCCTATACAGGATATGCTCAACAAGTATATGTCACATCTTCTGGTGAAATTCATTGGATATTTATTCTCAGGGATAAAATAACCAAAGACATACTAAAAATGTATCAGGCGCCTGATCATCCTTGTTTCGGTAACGGAGGTAAACCTCATTTAATGCCTCAACCTTTTACAGGAGATTATGACCCTGCAAAGCATGAGATTATAGTTATCAATCCTTCTGACGAAGATGTGTTTAACATGCAGGACGCCTGCATTATGCCGGAAGACAAGCCGGACAAGGATATTCTCGAAGTCATTATGGAAGATTACGAGATTGATGAAGACCTCAAAACTCCATGGACGAAGAAAGAAGTGACGGTTGGATTACCTCCGGGCATTGATTGGAAGCGTATGCCGGAAGGGAGTAAAGTAACGCCGATTAAAAAACGGATACCAAAACCCGAATATATAACAACCCGAAAATTATGGCGGAGAAAATGAGAGCAATTCTTGACGGCGACAGAATAGTAAAACTATGTATCGAGGGCGGTGTAGAAATAGGCAAGCCGCCTAAAGGCGTTGGTCTGGAACGGTTACGATGGGATGGAAAGAAACTTGTTGATCTCGCTACATTAACGAATCTCTGGGTAACGATTGGCAAGGGTGGGGTGCCTCAATTACACGCAAGCAAGCTTCCGGGCGCAATCAAAGTAGATGCTTCATATAAAGACAGGAGAAAGATCAGGGTGGAAAACGGGTTGCTTACCACAACGGCGCCCATAAAGGTAGTGGATAAAGAAAGACTTATCCATGAGAAGATCAGAGAAATGGCGATACGGGAATTAATAGAAGAAGGAAAGCTGGTAGCAGAAAAATAAAGGAGGACGTAATGACACCATTTGCACAGATACTTGCGGCGATAATTACAGGCATCGTTTCACTTGGTTTGCTCATTTTTATTCTGAGGCAGATTTTCAGTCAGTTGAATGGCAAGGCGGATAAGAGTGTTGTTGCTCAGCTTGATAACAAGTTGGACAAGAACGTCTTTGAGGAGCACTGCAAGCGGATAGATGGATTGCTTATTGCAGGCACAAAGAAGTTTGATGATATCCAGAAAACCGTCAGAGATAGTGCAGAGGTGACTCATACACTTTGTAAAGAGATCGTCAAACTACAAGAGCAGATCAAGTCGATGGAGAACAAGCTGGTATGACTCACTTCACCATTGATGAATTTACCTGCAAGTGTGGTTGCGGCAGGAACAACATAGACCCTGATTTTTTACGCATGTTGGATATTGCCCGCAGTATCGCAGGCGTTCCCTTTATTATCAATTCCGGGTGTCGATGCCCGGAACACAACAAAGCCGTTGGATCTACATCCGACAATCACATTGAAGGACATGCAGCAGACATTAAGGCATTAAATGGGTACATGAGAATGAGAATACTATCAGGACTGGTCAAGGCAGGATTTAAAAGAATAGGAATACATAAAACGTTTATCCACGCAGACAATATGGATAAAACGGAATCATGTTGGGTGTACTAATGGAAACTGATAGCAGGGTATATTTCAAACGGGGTTATAAATATCAGGTATCGCGTCCCTATCACATTAAACTTGATATAGTCCCCTATGACGCCATTGATCTTGACTTTATCCGCATGGACATGGAGGGCAATCTGTTAGCTCGCCCAGGGTATGCGTGGAACGGTGCAAGCGGGCCCACCTGGGACACCCTCAACAGCATGAGGGGTAGCCTAACACATGATATTTTATACCAGCTTATCAGGCTGGGGTATATCGAGTCCGATTATAAAGAATATGCCGACCAGGTATTATATGATTTATGTGTCGAAGACGGCATGTATAAATGGAGGGCCTCCTATTGGAGGTGGGCAGTCCTGAAATTCGGGGCGGGATCATGTAAACCCAGCGCAGAACCTAAAGAAGAAGTGGCTCCCTGAAATTTTAACATCCACACGAAAAAACGGCTCACAAAACCGCCGAAATATGGCGCCTTCTTTTTACCTTGATACTAATACATAGACCCTTTCGAAAACTCCCCGTATATTAAGCGTTATTATATAATGATTTCAGTTACTTATGATTATTGGACTGATATTAATCATAGTTGAATTATGATAGTAGCAACATTTTTTGAATTATTTTCAAATTATTTGAAAAAAAGACTTGACATATTGAATTTTGTTCATTAGAATTGGAACCATGATAACGAAACCTTGTAAAACAAAGATAAAACAATTAATAAAAAGACATGGGAGAGAAGGGCTCGGTAAGGAGTTAAGCATCTCTGAGAGGTATATATATTATCTCGAATCCGGGCGCAAACCCGGAGGAAGATTGTACCGGGATATATGTCAACTATACGATAAGGAGTAAGCCATGAACCAACTCGCCCTTAATTTTCAGCCGTTACCGCCGAACCCCTACAAAACCGGGACACAATGTCACCGGGTCTATCAGAGATTATTGGTGGGACCCTTGCCCCTATCAGAACTACACCGCATGGGAGCCGATACGGCCCGTATCAGGCAGATCAGAAACGAACTCCTTAAACCGCAATATGACATTAGTTGGAAATATATCCGGGAAGGTGAAACGGAATACTACATCGTGAGGAATTAAAATGAAGAAGTATCTCCGCATAGCACA